TCGATTCGCGCGGCGGCGAGATCACCGTGGCCGCGAAGCCGAACACAGGCATCATCGTCAGCGAGGCTTGGACGAAGTCTATCAACTTCATCAAATTCAGATCGGGCTCGCGCGATCATCCGGTCAAGCAAACCAAGGACAACTGCAAATTCGCCATCGCCGTCGAGACCGAAGGCAGCGCCCCGGCTACTGCATCAGCGTCGCGGCAGCAGCCGCAGCGCGACACCGGCCACAAGGACCGAGAAGCCGGGAGATGAGCGGTTGCCGATTCTGCAATGGCGTTGCGCGCATGGTGAAGCACCAGCTGTCGTTATGGCGTGCGGTCGCACCGTCGAAATTGCGCCGCCCAATGATGCGGTCGATTCCAACCTCGTCCGCATCGAGGGCGATGGCACCATCGAATGGTTCGGCGAAGCACCGCCTGTCATCAAGCGAGTCCTCTTCCAAGCCGGGATCACGCTGAAGCACAACCCGCCGCTTCTATCGCTGCTCTGCTGCGCGGATCGCATCATCACCACCCCGGCCATCGGCCTCTATGCATCTGGCGGCGACGGCTGCTGGAGCGAAGTGCATTTCACCGAGACCGGCGCGCGTGAATTGTCGCGCCGCCTGGACCAGATCGAAGAACGCCTCGCCGACATCGAGCGCCGCTTAGACCGCGACATCTGATCCCCGACACCGTCAACGCAATCGACCACCTGCAGCCTGCGGGAGGAGTAGCCATGCTCAAAAAAGCGAACGCCACCGTCACGCGCGACGACATCGAGCCTGATGATGACGAGTCCTACGAGGACTTCATGGATCGCTGCTCCGACGAGATCGGCGACGATGATGTCTGTCAGATCATCTGGGACAACCGCGCCGCCGAAGGGCTGCGCTACAAGACCGTGGCCGAAAAGGGCGACGGCCTTGAGTTCGTGCTGTCCGACGAGACGCCGGATCGCATGGACGATGTGATCATGTCCGATGGCTGGGACCTCGCGAATTTCAACAGGAACCCCATCGCGCTGTTCGGCCATCAGAGCAGCTTCCCCATTGGCAAATGGAAGAACGTCCGCGTCGTCGATAAGCAGCTGCGCGGCTTCCTTGAGCTGGCCCCGGAAGGCACATCGGATCGCATCGATGAAATCAGGCGGCTGGTCGCCGCCGACATTCTGCGCGCCGTCTCGGTCGGCTTCAGGCCGAAGGAGAGCAAGCCGCGCGCCGAATCCGATTGGGGCCTGTTCTTCACCAAGAGCGAGCTGGTCGAGACCAGCCTTGTGTCGGTGCCAGCAAATCCGAATGCGCTGGCAGTCGCCAAGTCGCTGAAAATTTCCCCCGCAACAATCGATCTGGTCTTCGTCGGGAAAGACGCAAGGGACGGGATCGAGCGGCGCGGGATCACTGGCGGGCAAGCCAACAAATCATCGCTTGTGAGAAAGGGCGCGACAATGTCGTTCGCTCAAAGGATCACTGCTGCCGAGCAGCGCCTCAATGGCCTGCGCGACCAGCTGTCGGCACATTGGGAAAAGACCGACGAAACGAATGTCAGCGACGATCAGCTGAAGATCGCCACTGATCTTGGAGAGGCCATCGCGCGGGAAGAGCGCACGCTCGAAGCCCTGCGCGCTGCTGAAAAGAGCCTCGGCCAGCAATCCGATGATGGCCGCACCGTCGTCATATCGCGCGGCCAGCAGGTTCAGCGGATCGCTGAGCCGGTGCGACCGTTCGCGGTGGCAAGGAAGAAGATCGAACCGCAAGAGTTGCTGGTTCGCATGGGCGTCGTCACGCTGCGTGCGCATCAGACCAAAAAGCCCATCGATGTCGTCATGCGGGAGACCTATGGCGACGACGAGATGCTTCGCGGGATGTTCGATTGGTACGCGAAGGCCGCCACTGCTCCAGCCATGACCAATGTCCCCGGCTGGGCGCAGGAGCTTGTTCAGCAAATCTATGTCGCGTTCATGGAAACGCTGATGCCGAAGTCGGTCTTCCCCCGGCTTTCCGGTTACGGGCTCTCGCTGCAGTTCGGCAACAACGGCAAGATCGTGATCCCGACCCGCGCGACGACGCCGACAATCGCTGGCTCGTTCGTCGGTGAAGGTTTGCCGATCCCCGTTCGGCAGGGCGCGTTCACTTCGCAGACGCTCCTGCCGAAGAAGATGGCGGTCATCACCACATGGACGCGGGAGATCGGTGAGCACAGCGTGCCTGCCATCGAGGGCTTGCTGCGCAACGCGATCCAAGAGGACACGGCAATCTCGCTCGATACCGTGCTGCTCGACAGCAACGCGGCAACGCTGGTACGGCCCGCTGGCATCCTGAACGGCATCGTCGGCCTGCCGCCTACGGCTGGCGGCGGCTTCAATGCGCTGGTCGGCGACATCAAGCAGATCAGCGGCGCGCTGCTGACCGGCACCAAGGGCAACGTCCGCACGCCGGTCTGGCTGATGAACCCGCAGCAGGTCAACAGCATCGGCCTGACGGCGGCTCCCGGCATGGGCGTGTTCCCGTTCCGCGAGGAAGTTAGCGCGGGCAACCTCGGCGGCTGGCCGATCATCGACTCGGGCACCGTGCCGCTTGGCACAGTGATCGCGCTCGATGCTGCCGACTTCGTGTCGGTCGGCGACGAGGCTCCTCGCTTCGAGATCAGCGATCAGGCAACGCTGCATTTCGACGACACCGCTCCTGCCGACATCGTCGGCGGCGCGGACCCCGGCACACCCGCCAACCCGGTCAAGTCGCTGTGGCAAACCGACAGCCTCGCACTGCGGCTGATCCTGCCCATCAACTGGACCGTTCGTCGCGCTGGTGTCGTCGCTTACGTCTCTGGCGTCACCTGGTAAGCGGCCCCTTTGGCAACAGGAGAAAGCAACATGACGAACCAAGACCACAAGGGCGGCGAAAAGCACAGCACTGACACCAAAAAGCGACTCGCCGACGAGAAGACGGCCCGCGAGAAAAAGCAGGCCGAGCAACGCGCTGCGTCGGCGGGCGTGAAGCCGACGCCAACGCAGGAAGAAAATGATCTCGCCGCATCGGGCGAGCATCTGACCGAGCACGAGCCGGATGGCTCGCCGCCCGATCCGAACGTGACCCAGCCGCCGACCGAACCTCCGCCGACCGAAGGCGAAGGCGGCGCTGGCACCACTTCGCGCGAAGCGAAGCCCGCTGCACATAATCAGCGTGGCGACTATTCGACGCGAGCCGCTGCACCCGCGAAGCATGAATGAGCAATCGCGGTTGGCTGGCGCGCATCGCCAACCAGTTCGTGCGTCGGGGTGAAGGCGACTATCACCCCGGCCCGTGGCTATTGCCGATCACCGGAGGCTGGTTGCCTTCCGGGGTCGGCGAGAGCATCAACTGGTGGCAGCGCGGCTTTGATCCTATCGGGCTTTCAACGCAGTCGGCGATGGTTGAGGCATGCGTCTCAGCCTATGCGCAGACCGTCGCGATGTGCCCCGGTGATCACTGGCGGCTGAACGACAAGAACGGCAGGGACCGAGTGAAAAACTCGGCCCTGTCCCGCATCCTGCGCCACCCGAATGACTACCAGTCGATCAGCGACTTCCTGCTGAACGCCACGCGCTCGCTCTACCTCGACGGCAACGCCTATGCGCTGGCGCTGCGCAATGATCGCTTCGAGATCGACGAGCTGCATCTGATGGACCCGAAGCTGTCCTATCCCCGGCTGGCGACAACCGGCGACATTTTTTATTCGCTGTACGGCAACGACGTGATCGAGAAGCGCCTCGGCTACGAGCAGCTGGTCGTGCCGCAGCGCGACGTGCTTCATATCCGTCTGCACACGGTGCGGCATCGCTTCCCGACACCGCTGATCGGCGAGTCGCCCATCGTCGCGGCCTACAGCGATGTCGGCATGAGCAGCGCCATCGCGGCGCAGCAGCTGAAATTTTACATGAACGAGGCGCGGCCATCGGCGGTGCTCTCGACCGATCTGCAGCTGGACAAGGATCAGGTTCAGGCGCTGCGGGATCGCTGGAATGAGCAGGCCAAGGGCCTGCATCAGGGCGGCACGCCGATCCTCACCGCAGGGCTGAAAGTGCAACCATGGGCGCAGGGCGGCAAGGATGCCGCCACAGCGGAGATGCTGAAGCTGAGCAACGAGCATATCGCGCTCGCCTTCCGCATCCCGCTGCAGGTGCTCGGGCTTGGCGGCACGAACCTTTCGTCGACCGAGCTGCTGATGCAGAGCTGGGTCGCATCGGGCCTCGGCTTCGCGCTCAATCATATCGAGGAAGCCATCGGCCTGCTGTTTCAGCTGAAGGGCCAGCCCGACGAATATTGCGAGTTCGACACCGCAGCGCTGCTGCGCTCGGCGATGAAGGACCGCATCGAAGCGCTGGCGCGTGGCGTTCAGGGCGGCATCTTCGCGCCCAATGAGGCCCGTCAACAGGAGGGCCTCGACGCCGTCAAGTTCGGCGATGAGCCGCGCGTGCAGCAGCAGGTCGTGCCCTTGAGCGCTGCGGCCAATATTCCAGCCGCGCCAGCGCCCGCCGCCGCGCCGCCGGCTGCTGCTTCAGACGACAAGCCACCGCCTCCAGAAAAGGGCGACCGCGATGCTATCCAACGGGAAGTCCGAAACCTATTTGCCCTCACCGAGCGAATCGGACGCCGCCGAAATACTACTTGATGGATGGCGGCAGGCGCTGGCCGAAGCGCTTGAGCGCCAGCAGCACGAGTGGCAGCGCGAGTGGCAGCGCGAGCGCGAACTGATCCAGGCGCAGGCGAGCGCGATCATCGCAAGGCTCGAAGCCGAAGTGATGAAGCTGCGCAGCGAAGCCACGCAGCACATCAACGAACAGCTTTCGCTGGAGCGGCTATCGCGGCTCGTGAAGGACGGCATCGATGGCAAGGATGGATTACCCGGCGATCAGGGACCTGCAGGTCCAGCTGGCGAGCGAGGTGATCAGGGACTTGCTGGAGAACGGGGCGAACCGGGCGAACGCGGCGAGACTGGTGCTGCAGGCGAGCGAGGCCTGCAGGGCGAACGCGGCGGGCAAGGCGAGCGCGGCGAAGCTGGCGAAGCTGGCCAGCGCGGCGAACGCGGCGAGCAAGGGCTACCGGGCGAACAGGGATCACAGGGCGAGCGGGGCGAAACAGGAGAGAGAGGCGAACATGGCGAAAAAGGCGAAAAAGGTGAAGCGGGTCCGCAAGGCGAGAAAGGTCTCGCGGGCGAGCCGGGTATTGCGGGCGATCAAGGTGTCCCCGGTGAAAGGGGCGAGAAAGGCGAGCAAGGCGAGCGCGGCGAGGACGGTGCGACCGGCAAGGATGGTGCGCCGGGGCAGATAGCTTCGGTCGAAGCCTTCGTCGAAGGCGCTGTCCATTACGAGGGCGTTGTCGTCCTGCACATGGGCAGCACCTATCAGGCGCGTTGCGACACCGCGCGCACGCCGCCGCACGAAGATTGGGCGCTGATCGCAGCAAAGGGGCGCGATGCCGCGATGCCGAAGATCATGGGCACCTATCGCGAGGGCGAAAGCTATTCGTTCCTCAACATCGTTGCGCTGAACGGCTCCAGCTTCATCGCTCGCACCGATGATCCTGGGCCGTGCCCCGGCGACGCCTGGCAACTGATCGCCAGCGCTGGGCGACCCGGCAAACAGGGGCCGAAGGGTGAGCGCGGCGAGGCAGGCCTGCGTGGGGAGCGCGGCCTGCCTGCGCCAACGATCCTCGGATGGAAGATCGACCGCGCCGCCTACACCGCAACCCCGATCATGGCTGACAACAGCGATGTCGAGCCGCTGCAGCTGCGCCCGTTCTTCGAGCAATTCGACGGCGAGGCACACTGATGGCCGACATCTGGGTCAAGGTGCTGGAGCCGGCCGACAGTTACGCGCTGCTGACGCTGGATGAGCTGAAGGGAATCCTCAACATCTCCGAAAGCGACACCAGCGAAGACGAGCAGCTGAATATGTGGATCGACCAGTATTCCGATGTGATCGCCACCATGTGCAATCGCGTCTTCGCCAAGGAGAAGGTCGCAGAGACTTGGCGTGGCGACACCATGCCGTTCGATTGTCCCCGGCTGTTCCTGACGCACTATCCGGTAGCCGACGCCGATATCGAAACGGTGGAGTCGCCGCGAGGCGCGCTAGTCGATCCCTCGCGCTACGAGATCGAGAACGGCTCGGGCAAAATGCGGATCGAGGGCGCATGGTCGGAGCCGGTCACCGTCACGTATACGGGCGGATATGATCTGCCGGATGAAGCGCCCGACGCGCTGAAGACCGCTGCAGGCCTTTTGATCCAGGCCGCGCGCATTCAGGCTCGGCTGAACGCCACCAGCGGCATCAAGTCGATCTCGCATCGCGAGAGCCGCGTGATGTTCTTCGACGTGCAGCAGATGACCGGCGCGACCGGATCGGGGCCGCTTGCGGAAGCCGCCAGCACCGTCAACGCGCTGCTCTACAAGTACATGCGCTTTTATGTTTGAGGCAAAGCTCGACGGCCTCGACCAGCTGCTGCGAAAACTCGACACCTTCAGCGGGCAGATCGAGGCGCTGCACAAGGCGGTCCCGCAGGAGCTGTTGGAATGGCAGCGCGACGACATGCGCCGCAAATTTCCAACCGTGAATGTCGAAGCGAGCGAGACCGAGACAGCGGCCAGCACTGAAATCTGGCCGCGCTCGCGGATCGACGAGGGGCACCATCCTTCTGGCGGCCCGAAGCAGCACGCCGTTGGCCGCACCGCACCGAGGCAGCACCGGATCAACCGCGCGCCGCCGAAGCAACATCGCGGCCCGCTGCCGCGATCCAATCGACCTGTCCTGCGCGAGGAGCTGGTGCAGAAGCTGCACGACCGCATGCTCAAGCTGGCAAGCGAGGCGATGAAATGGCCGTAAACCTCGACGTGCTGCTGCAGAGCCCGACATTCGATTTTTGGGCGGTGCCTGTGACGTTCATGCCGGTTGGCCTCGACCCGTTTGATGGGCGCGGCATTCTCAATACCTACACCACCGATGTGGTCGGCATCGACGGCTCGCTCTATTCCGACCAGCGCACCATCCTCGACATTCGCGAGAGCGAGTTCGCGGTGCTGCCCAGGCAGAACGACCACATCGTCATCCCGCTCGACTGCAACAACGTGCCGAAGGGCGAGTACGTCATCGTCGATGCGTCGAGCGACGGCGGGGGCCAGACCATGCTGACCATCAAGAAGTATCAAACGATCATGTGAGCGATGGGCATCACCGACACGCAGAGCTTCGCGCTGGTGATCCGCGACGTGTTCTACGATGCCCTGAGTTCAGATCCATTTTTCGCCGGTTATACCTGCCGCAAGAACAAGATGCTGTCGGTGCAGCCGCAGCTGCTGCCGTATCTCGGCGTCTACATCCTCGACGAGACCATGCTGCCAGACGGCGATGCCAACGCCGGCCATATCCGGTTCTCGCACACACTGCGCGTCGGCTTCTCGGTGATGATCGCGAACAACGATCAGGTGGTCGCAGAGCAAGGCGTCGACGCGGCGTGGTGGAAGATCATGAACCGGCTGTGGCCGGATCAGAACATCATGAACCTGCTGAACAGCAGCAATCCCGACAACACCCGGATTGAAGGCGTCACGCGCGGCGTGCGCCGGCATGTGTTCGGCACCGCTGGGCTCAACAACGAGACGCCGCTCGCCGAGATGCAATACGACGTCTCGATTTTCTACCGCACCGGCTGGCCGCCGATCATCACCGACACGCTGGACGAGATCGATGTCACGACCGGCATCAAGATCGGCGACACGCAGGACGAGATGGATCAGCGCCAGCAGGTCACGCGCAGATACCTGTTCGACATTTCCAAGAAGGAGAAGCGACGATGAGAGTTAAGAGCAAGGTGGCGCTGCGTGGCCTTCGTCATCGCGAGCGTGTTGCGAAGTTGAATGAGGCGGCGGCTCCTGGCATTCGCGTCGTGCCTGCCAAGGACGAGTATCGCAAAGTGCTGAAGCATCCCAAGGCTGGCGGCTTCCCTGAGACGGGTAGCAAGGAATGGCCGGATGATCGCTTCACCAAGCGCAGGCTGGCCGATGGTTCAGTGACGCGCGAGGCCCAAGAGAAGGTCGAGCAGCACCACGACAATGGCGAGCACAGACAGCGCGACCAGCGGTCGCAATCGCGCCACCGCGTAGAGCACCAAAGCACGGATGATCCGAAACCCGCCGCCTGATCAGGCGGCGTTTTCATTTTGACAGGAGGCTTCAATGCCGATCAGCTTTGCCAACATCCCCGCCAACATCAAGGTGCCGCTCTATTGGGTCGAGATCGATCCGTCGATGGCAGGCCTGCCGACCATCAATCTGCGGGCGCTGCTGGCCGGCGTGATGACAGCCGATGGAAACGCGCCGCACGACATTGCGCTGCCCATCGGGAGCCAGGCGCAGGCTGACGAGGCCTTCGGCGAAGGCTCCGAGCTGGCGCGGATGTTCAAGGCCTTCTTCGCCAACAATTTTGCGAACGAAGTGTGGGGATTGCCGCTGCAGGAGCCGAGCGGCGCGTCAGCTGGCACCGGCAGCATCGGCATCACCGATGCGCCGACCGCCGCTGGCACGATCCATCTCTACATCGCAGGCGATCATGTTCCTGTGAATGTCGCGACCACCGACACTACAGCCGGCATCGCGCAGGCCATCGCGGACGCGATCAATGCCGATGTGACATTGCCTGTGACTGCATTGGTCAGTGCTCCGGGCGGTTCGGACGTCGATCTGACTTCGACCTTCAAGAGCGTCAACGCCAACGAGATCACCGTGTCGCTGAACTACTACGGCAGCCGTGGTGGTGAGCAGACCCCGGTTGGCCTCGGCATCACGCTTCCGGCCAATGGCTTCCTGACTGGCGGCGTCGGCACGCCAGACATGGACACGGCGATCATCAACCTCGGCGAGGAGCCGTTCGAGTACGTGGCGATGCCCTACACCGACAGCGACAGTCTGTTCGCGTGGGATCAGGAATACGGCTTCACCGATCAGGGCCGATGGGGCTGGCAGCGCGAGCTGTTCGGCCATGTGCTCTCGGCCAAGCGCGGCACCTATGCCGATCTGCTGCTATTCGGCGATCAGTACAACAGCGGCGTCGAGACCATCATGTCGTTCGAGGTCGCGAGCCCGTCGCCTGCGTTCGAATGGGCTGCGGCCTATACCGCGAAAGCGCAGCGTGCCTTGATCAACGATCCGGCGCGACCGCTGCAGGCGCTGACGTTGAACCAGATCAAGGCCGCGCCGATCCATCAGCGTTTCGACTTCGTCGAGCTGAACTCGCTGGCATCGAACGGCCTCGCCATCCAGAAGATCGGCGGCGACAACCAGCCGATGATCGCGCGGGAGCAGACGACCTATCAGGTCAACCAGTACGGCCAGCCCGACGACGCTTACGAGCTGGTGACCACGCTGGCAACGCTGGCGAAGCTGCTGCGCAATCAGAAGCAGGCGATCACGTCGAAATATCCGCGCCACAAGCTGGCTGATGACGGCACCAAGTTCGGCCCCGGTCAGGCCATCGTCACTCCCGGCATCATCAAGGCCGAGCTGATCTCGGAATATCAGCAGGATATGTACAACGGCCTCGTCGAGAACCTTGCGGCGTTCAAGCAGTACCTGATCGTCGAGCGCGATCCCAACGACCCGAACCGATGCAACGTCCTCTATCCGCCTGACCTGATCAACCAGCTCCGCATCTTCGCCGTGCTGGCGCAGTTCCGGCTGCAATACGACCGGGGCATCGACACCCAGATCATCGGTCAGGCGCAGCCGCCATACAACGCGGCCTCGGGCCTCTAACCCACCACACCATCAGCAAACAGGAGTGACCAATGGCCCAGAGAATGGCGGGCATCGCCTTCCTGACAGTGGACGGCGATCAACTTGCGTTGCGCGGCAACTTCACCGTCAGCCCATCGCCTGTCGAGCGAACGATGATCGCTGGCCAGGACGGCGTGCACGGCTATCAGGAGCTGCCGCGCGTGCCCTACATCGAGGGCGACCTATCGACGGTCCCCGGTCTTTCGCTGGAAACGCTGCTGACCGAAACCGACGTCACGGTTGTCGCCCAGCTCGCCAACGGCATGCAGTACGTGCTGACCAGCGCCACCTGCAAAGGCGGGTTCGAGAACAACACCCGCGATGGTCAGGTCCGCGTGCGCTGGGAAGGCCTGACCTGTGAGGAGATGAGCCTGTGAACGTCTCTCCTAAACGCGAGGGCTTCGTTGACGACAGCAAGCCGACGCTGGAGCACGAACCGGCACCGGCCCCGGCTGCGCCTGCAGGCACCAAGCGCGCGGTGCCGCCGCCCGAGATCGAACCGTCGCCCGACGAACTACCGCCGCTGCTGCAGGACGAATGGCCGATCACCGTCAAGCTGCTTTACAAGGCGATCCGCAATAACAAGGGCGAGGACACTCGGATCATCACACTGCGCGAGCCGCGTGCCGGCGACATCAACCGCTACGGAAATCCGATCCGCGTCAATCAGGACGGCGACGTGCTGATCGACGAACGCAAGATGACTTACATGATCGCCGCGCTATCGGGAGTGCTGCCGCCGTTCATCGAGGACATGGACCCTCGCGACTGGAACAGCTGCGCATATCGGCTACGGCGTTTTTTTCTTCCCGATCCAGCGGCTTGGTAGGCGGCGAGGAAGAAGTGATCCTCGACTGCTACCGCTTGGCGCGCTGGTATCACGTCAGCCCCGAGGTGTTTTTGGCGATGCCACTGAGTGACGTTTCGTTGCATCTGCATCGCACGGCCCAGTGCGACCGCGCGCAGCGCTCTGCAACAGGCGATGACTGATGGCCACTGAACAGGAAGAGCTGCGCTTAACCGTCACGCTGATCGACAACGCTTCGGCTGGCCTGGACAAGCTGAAGGACAGCCTGAAGGAGATCGGCGGCGGCGGCAGCGGCGGCGGCAATCGTCATATCCAGAAGTTCAACGACGAGACCAAGTCGCTCACCGAGAACATCAAAAAGATGGGCGGCGAGGTTGGCGAGGCTTTCAAGGGTCTCGGCATGTTCCGGCTGGGCCTGCTTGGCGGCATCGGCGGGCTTGCCGCATTCGGTGCCGAAGTCAAAAAGCAGATGGTGGACCTCGCCGAGTACACCGACAAGCTGCGGGGCGTGAACCAAGCGGCGCGGCAGATCGGCGTCGATCCGGGCCAGCTGAAAAACATCATCGAGCAGTTCAAGGCTGTCGGCGTCTCGGGCGACACTGCGGTCTCGTCCATTGACGCCATCAGCGCCAAGATCGCCGAGCTGCAACGCTCGGGCAGTCAGCTTCGTCTCGATCTGATGCGGCAGGCCGGTCAAGACCCGCAAGCGCAGCGGAACATGGAGGACTATCTCAACCGGCTGACGCACGCCAAGACGCTGGCTGAAGAGCTGAACGTTATCCGCAAGGGCGGCGAGGATGTCTACCAGAACGCGCTGCGGCAGCATTTTTCCGAACAGGAAGCAGCGAACCGGCGCAACCGCTTCTGGCAGATGCAGGGCTACGACGCGCAGCTGCTGGCGCTGAACAGGGCCAAGGAGCTGTCAAAAGAGGAGCAAGAGCGCGAGAACGAGCGCATCAGCAACGCCAAGGTTTACTCGGATGCAATGGGCGACGTGCTCGGCAAATGGGACACGCTGGTCGAGCACTTCAAGTCACCGTTGTTCGGCCCGGACAGCCCGTTCCTGTGGACGCTGAAGCAGGCCTCTGCGCTGCTCGACAAGATCAACAACGATCTGGAGCAGCACGAGGCGCGCGTCAAGGAAGCCGACAAGACAGCGCCAGCGCCGGAAGGCTTCTGGAGCAAACTCAATCCGTGGAACCAGCGCAACATCGACCGCGAGCGCATCATCGAACCGGGGCTGCATCCCGAGAAGAGCATCGAGGAAAACACCAAGAAGCTGGACGAGAGCACCAAGGCGCAGCGCGAGTTCATCGACGCGATTAAGAACGGTTACACGCCGATGAGCTACAGCGGCGGCGGAATCGGTGGCGGCGGTGGCATCATCCCCGCTGCCTATCATCCAGACGGCGGCAGCCCGTTCGGCCCTCGCGGTGGTGGTGGCGCTCGGTTCGGCAGCGCGGAATATCCAAACCTCGGCCAGAGCACAGGCGATGGTGGTGGCCGCAGTGGTGGCGGTGCGCCCTATGGCAGCGACACAGGCGGCGCGACCGGGACGCCATCGTCTGGGCCTGCCGGCGATCCCTCGGTGCCGTCCGAGGTGCTTGATAAAGCCAAAGCGGTCGCGCTGCACTCCGGTCCCGGTGGCGTTGAAGCCTTCATGCGCAATCAGGGTTATCCGAAAGCAGGCAATTGGTGCGGCGAATTTGCTGCATCGGTTGTCAAGTCGGCCGGTGGCACGCCGCCGAAAAATCCGGCCATCGCATCCAACTGGCGCAACTGGGGCACCGAGGTCGATACGCCGCAGCCTGGGGACGTTGCTGTCCGCAGGGGCGCGCGCACTGGCGCAACGGGAAGCCACGTCACCTTTGTCGAAGGCGTCAACGCAAAGGGCGGCACCTTCACCGGCCTCGGCGGCAATCAGGGAGCGTGGGAGTCGACGCAGAAGACGGGCCGCTATCAGTTCTTCCGTGGCGGCATGCCGAACGGACAGACCGCAGGCGCTGGCACTGGCGCTGGTGCTGGCTCGACGCCGGTCAACGAAGCGATCCGCTCGACGGCCGGCACGGCCGGAATGGACGAAGCGCACTGGAAGGCCATCGCGGGGATCGAGAGCGGCCTGGACCCGTCGAGCAACGCCAACAGGTCGACGCAGTACAAGGGCCTGTTCCAGATCGGCACGCGCGGCGCTGACTCGGAATGGGCTCGCCGAGGCCAGGGCAGTCCCTACGACGCGCAAGCCAACGCCGAGGCGGCTGCGAAGCTCGCCTCCGACAACAACGCTTGGTTCAAGGGCAAGTACGGTCGCGATCCGACGCCGACCGAAACCTACATGATGCACCAGCAGGGCCGAGGCTTCTATTCGCGCGGCTCGATGACCAACATCGGCGGGAATCCATATCCCGGCATGCGTGGCCCGCAAACGCACGAGTCGTTCGAGGCCGGCTGGGGCCGCGAGATCGAGCGCCGCGCCGCCCGTAATCAGCTCGATGGCTCGCAGGTCGCATCCACGAGGGTCGAAGGCACCGGCAAGCTGACCGTCGATGTCAACGCACCGAAGGGCACCAACGTCGGCGCTGAAGGCGGCGGGCTGTTCAAGAAGGTCGAGATGAACCGGCAGACCCAGATGTCGCCGGCCAGACGCGGACCCGAGGGCGGCTACGCCACGGAGTCGATGCTGTGACGGAAATACTGGAGCTGCCTTCGGCGTGGCGCAACTCCCTGTTGCCTGCGTCATTCAACGGAGCGCGCTTCCACTGCGAGACCAATGCGCGCGAGAGCGGGCGCAGGACGGTCGAGCACCAGTTTCCGAAAAAGGAATTGCCCTATGCCGAGGACATGGGGCGGCAGGCGCGCGAGTTTACCGTGCGCGGCTACTGCATCGTCTATCCCTACGACCGCGACGATCTCAACCAGCGCGACTACAGGGTCGCCCGCGATGCACTGCTGCTGCAGCTGGAGCAGGAAGGCCCCGGCGTGCTGCAGTTGCCGACGCAGCCTTCGCAGATGGTGGTCTGTCCGCGCTTTCGGATGACAGAGGAAGATCGGTTCGGCGGCTACTGCGTCTTCGACATGACCTTTCAGGAGTACGGCGTCGATCCGAGCACCGTCGCGCCAACCCAATCCACGGCTGCGGCCATCGCTTCAACCAGTCAGGCATTGACCAATCAGGTGCTGCGTTCGCTGACGCAGCCGGCGCTGCCGCCGCCAGCAGGACTCAACGTATGAAGCGAGCCGACGCCATCGAGGCCGCACCGCTTGTCCAGCGGATGCTGACGAACCTAATCGCGACTGTTCCATCGCAGGGCCGCGCGGGTTCGGATGCCCGCACAACGATCAACGATACCCGCGTTGCCGCGCTTGCGCTGTGCGTTGATGATGAGATGGGGCCGCCGCTGGCCAACTGCTTCACGCTGGCGCAGCAGGCCGGTTCGACGATGCAGCAGATCGATGTGGTGCGTCAGCTGGTCGAACAGGAAGCGCCCGTCAGCCTGGGCGGCCGGCTGATGCAAAATGCCTGCATCCTCCTCTGCCTCTCCACCGAGGCCAGCATCATCGCCGGCATGACCTTCGTCAGCCGCCAGGATGTCGAGAGCATCAAGCTGCAGCTGTACCAGCCATTTCAGGACGCGGAAGAGATTGCCGCCGACGACATGGATCAGATGACGTTTCAGGCGCTGATCGCGCTGCACGGTGCCGTGACCAATCATCTGGTCGCAACAGCGCGACCGCTTCCGAGGATGGTCACCTTCATGTTTTACGAACCTCTGCCGTCGTTGGTGATGGCCTACAAGCTTTACGACGACGCCTCGCGCTGCGACGAGCTGCGCGAAGAGAACAAGGTCGTGCATCCGGCATTCTGCCCGCCGACCGGCCAAGCGCTGTCGGCCTGATCATGGTCAGCCTGCACCGCGTCGAGATCGTCTTCGGCAACGTCCTGAAGATCATGGAAGTAGCGGAGGAGCCGCGCCCTCGCGGCTGCTCGAAACTCACGATGACGTTCGAGCAGTTCGTCGTCACAGCAGAAGGAGATCACGTCATGTATAATCTACCCATCGACCACACCGTGAAGATGCAAGTCTCCTACACCGACGCTGCAGGCAATCCAGCGCAGGTCGATGGCGAGGTGGAATGGTTTCCGGCCAACCCGGAGATTGCAGCTATCGAGGTCGATGCCAACGACGGCACGATCTGCAAGGTGATCCCGGTGGCGTTGGGCCGCACGCAAGTCAGCGCCAAGGCCGATGCCGATCTCGGCGAAGGCGTGCGCGAGCTGCTCACGGTTTGCGACATCATGATCGTCGCGGGCGAGGCTGTGGCCGGCTCGATCCAGCCTGCGGGCGAGCAAGAGCCGATGACGCCGAGCGGCGGCGTTGGCGGCGCACATCCCGATCAGGGCCTCCCAGCCGGCCAGCCGCATCCCGAGCCGCACAAGCGGTGATGCTTGCCGAAGCCGCAAGAAACTGCGCTCCTGATCGTTAACGGTCAGGAGTTCAGCGATTGGGAGTCGGTTTGGGTTCAGCAGCGGTGGGCCGACAGCTTCACCTATTTCCGCTTCACCGCAGCCGAGCGCGATCCGATCTTCACGAAGCAGGGCTCGTTTCCGCTGTGGCAAAAGCTGCAGTTCAAACCCGGTGACACCTGCACGGTGGTGCTTGCAGGCCAGTTGGCCGTCACCGGGTACATCGAGACGCGGCAGGTTGCTTACGATGCGCATCAGCACGGCGTGATGCTGATCGGCAAAAGCAATACCGCTCCAGCGGCCCGCTCCAGCGTCAACACCAAGACCGGCAACTTCGACAAAAAGAACATCGTGCAGGTCGCACAGGAAGTGCTGCAGGGCTATCCGGTCGGCGTCAGGGTGGTCGGCGCACCGGACATGACGCCGTTCGACAAACTGCAGAACGAAAAAGGCGAGCTGATCTGGGACTTCCTTGAACGCATCGCCCGGCCTCGCGGTGTGGTGATGGGGTCGGACGAGAAAGGCAACTTCTTGCTGATCGGCGATCACTCGACCAGTTCCGTCGCCGAGCTGGTCGAGGGCCGCAATATCAAATCTTGCCAGTGCACGATCACCATCGAGCACATCTATGAAGAGATGCGCGTCGATGCGCAGACGGCGGCGAGCGACGACAATTCCGGCACCGCTGCCAGCGAGCTGACCGCACAGGTCGGGAGCGCCGTCGGCACACCGCTGAAGAGCTTCCTGCTCACTGCAGCAGAACAGCCGGTGAAAACGCAGGCCGAGGTTCAGTCCCGCGCAAGGAACGAAAGCATCTGGCACGACTACACGCAGGTGCAGGCGACCATCATCACGCAGGGCTGGCTCAGCGATGGCGTCACTCTCTGGCACGCAGGCGACAAGGTGTTCGTCAACTCGCCGATGGCGATGCTGAACAACGACATGAAAATTCAGAATTGCACGTTCACGCAGGACAGCAACAACGGCACGCAGACCACGCTCGATGTCGTGATGCCTGGGCTGCTGCGTGACACCGAAGGCTTCAATCCGGGGAGCTAAAAAATGCATCGCGCCACTCCGCTCAACACTTCGATCCGCGCCTATACGGCAGGCGGATCGCGCAGCGTCGTCGATAAGGTCGATGACACCAAGCTGATGCAGGAGATGGGCGGCAACTTCATGGCCAACGAGACTCGCGACGCCATCGAGTCCGCGCAGAACTACGGCTTTTCCAGTGTGGTGTTCGACTCCGAGAAGGGACAGGACGGCAAGATCGCCGCGAGCGCGGAGACCTTCATCGGTTTCATGGGCGGCAATCGATCATTCCCCTCGGCAGGAAACATGGATGATCGACGCCACCGCATGTTCAAGCTGGACAAGGGCGACACCGCGATGTTTCGCGGGCGCGGCGACAAGCAGCAATTCCACATGACGCAGGATGGCGGCTTCTGGACCGCGCCGCAGAACAAGACCGTGCGCATGGCGCTGATCGATCAGGACAGCGAGAGCAACGCCACGGTCCAACAAGGTGGTGGCAGCTCTGGCAGCAGCGGCGGCGCAGCACCATCGTTGCGCGACACGAGCAGCGGCGGCAACGGCAGCTCGGGCCAGCAGAGCGGTGGCCAGCAGCGCGGTCAGCAGTCGCTGAAACAGAACAACCAGAAAGCAACTCGTTTCATCGATGTGACAGCCGACAAGACGCGGATCGCAGGCAAGACCTCGCACATGATGCTCGATGACGGCAACACCTACGTGCACGTCAATTCCGACAAGAATGTCTATGTCGGCGGTGCTGCCGGGAACGGTTCGTTCTCGATGCTGGTGACGCTTGCGGGGCCGTGCGTCAACAGTCAGGGCAAGATCGGCTGAGCGATGCCGACCTACAGTGTCCCCGACATCCGGCTGGTCCAGAACGACATCTTCCCGAAATACTCGGTCACGCTGGACTGGCAGCTGCTGCCGAACGGCACGCTAGATGACACGCAGGCCTTGGCCACCGCTGTCTGCGTGGCGCTCGGCACCAACGCGCTGGCGTCGGATCATGATGTGCTGCCCGATCCCGACAGCAACGACCGCTGCGGCTGGTGGGGCGATCTCGATGCCGACCTGATCTGGAATGGTTGGCCCATCGGCTCGAAGCTTTGGCTGCTGCGCAGGTCCAAGATCACCCCGGCGACAGCGAGCGAAGGTGCAACGCTGACGCTGATCGAGAACTACATCCGCGATGCCGTGCAGCCGTTCGTTGATCGCAAAATCTGCTCCAGCTTCGCGATCTGGCTGACGCGCGTGGACAAGCAGCGCATCGACGCACTGCTCCGCATCTATCGCGGGCCGCGACCGGAAATCGATCTTCGCTACGCCATCCTCTGGGATGCAATGGGGCCGTAGAGGACCGTTCACAACATGCCTTGGTCAACACCGCCACTGCGAGACGTGCGCTCGCTGGTGCGCGATGCCGTGAATGCATCGCTGCCAGGAGCTGACGCCAACATTCCGAACAGCGTGCTGCGCGTGATGTCGGACAATCAGGGCGCGCTCTGTCATCTGACGCTGCAATATGTGGACTGGCTGGCGCTGCAGCTGCTGCCCGATACAGCAGAGACCGAGTGGCTGGACCGCCACGGCAACATCTGGCTGGTCAATTCGGACGGCACCAAGGGCCGCAAGATGGCCACGCTATCGACGGGCACAGCCAGCTTTCAGGGTATCGTCGATGGCAGCGTGCTTCCAGCTGGCACGCAGCTGCAAAGCGCCGTTGGCATGCCGCAGGGATCGGACTCGCCGAACCAGCTGGTCGGCTTCGAGACGATGGCAGATATCACGACATCGGCCTTCGTGCTGGTCAGCGGCCCTGTCCGCGCTCTCGATACCGGCTCGGCCGGCAACGTCCCCGATGGTACAGGCGTGACGATGTTGACGCCTGTCGACGGTGTCAGCCAGACCGGCTTCATCGTGCAAGTCGATGGTGGCACCGACGGCGAGACCGACGATCAGCTGCGCGCCCGCATCCTGCAGCGCATCCGCAATCCGCCGATGGGCGGCTCCGAGTCGGACTATGTCCGGTGGGCGCTATCTGTCCCCGGTGTCACGCGCGCCTGGGCGGCGTCGGAGATGGGCATCGGCACCATCACGGTGCGCTTCCTGATGGACGACCTGCGCGCCGCCGACGACGGCTGGCCGAATACGCAGGATGTCGCGACCGTGCAGGCCTACATCGATACGCAGCGGCCCGTCACCACCAAGGACTGCTTCGTCACGGCACCAATCAAAGAGTTCATGGATGTCACGATTGCTGCGCTGGTGCCGAACACCCCGGAGATGCAGGCCGAGATCGAGGCGAGCATCCGCGACATGCTGTTCGCCCTCGCGGCACCGGGCCAGACCATCTTTGCCGCTTGGGTTTCCTACGCGATCATGAGCGCACCGGGCGTGGTGTCGTTCAGGCTTGTCACCGACCAAGACCTCGTGATGCCGTCTCTCGGGCACATGGCTGTGCTGGAGACGATCCTGTACGAGCCGTGATCTGCGATGGACAAACACGTTCGCAGGAGCGGCAGCGACTACACCGAAGCCTTCCTGACGCTGCTGCCTCAAGGGCAGGCGTGGCCGAAGCATTCGCCAGACAGCACGCTGGTCAAGGGCGTCACCGGGCTGTGCGACTATTGGGGCTTCGTCGATGGCCGCGCTGCCGACCTGCTGGAGCGCGAGAGCGATCCGCGCTCGACCATCGAGCTGTTGCCCGACTGGGAGCGCAACTGGGGCCTGCCTGATCCCTGCTATGCGGGGCCGCTGACGATTCACGACCGGCAAATTGCGCTGGTGCTGCGCATGACGATGGTCGGCGGACAATCGCGCGAGTTCTTCATCGGTGTCGCGGAGTCCATCGGCTACACGATCACCATCACGGAATATGCGCCGTTCATGGTTGGCGTTTCCAACCTCGGCGACACGCGCACGCCGCCGCTCGATCCTGATCCGTTGGTTGGCGACTATCGCTGGTACATCGGGCCGCCCGAGATGCGGTTCTACTGGACGGTGCACGTCACTGGCGCGCGGCTGACGTGGTTTCGCGCCACGCAGGGACAGCTCGGCGTCGATCATCATCTGGAGATCGGGCTCGCTGAAGATTTGGAATGCCTGCTCAATCGCTGGAAGCCAGCGCACACCGAAATCATTTTCGACTACTCGAACATCGGCGGTCACACCGACGACCCGATGGCTGGCACACCTTAACGCAAGGGGACGAAGGCGATGAAATATCAGCCGCCTTACGGCATCACCGATCCGAACGCGCCGTACATCAACGGCAATCCTGCCGCTGGCATTGAAGGTTCGATCCCTCCCGCCGCGTCGATTGAATTTCCGATGCGCGAGATCGTGGCCGCCATTCAATATTCGAACTTCGTGCCGAACGACGGCGATCTGCAGCAACTGGTGAAGGCGATCCGCAGCCAGTTCCTCAACTTCGCTATCGACACTGGCGTTGCGAACGCGATGCAGGTCAATCTGAACCCTGCACTCGATGCCTATTCGGCTGGCACGCCATTGCATGTGCTGGTCGCGCATAACAACACCGGGGCCACCACGATTGTTGCCAACGGCCTCGGCCCGCGTGGCGTGAAGCGGCCCGATGGCTCGGACCTTCAAGCTGACGATGTTGTCGGCGGCATGATCGCAACCCTGATCGACACAGGATCGGTCTTTCAGCTTCAGAATGCCGTCCAGGGATCGACTGGCGAGTCGAGCACCTTCACGGTCGGCATCCCCTATGCTGGCGATACCGGCGCGGTCAACGCAATCGTTGCGATCTACTCGCCCGCGCTGACTTCGATCACCGAAGGACAATTTCTCGCGGTCAAGGTCGCCTTCACCAATACCGGCGCGGTGACCTTCAAACCGAACGCGCTTCCGGCGCTGCCGCTCAATCGTCAGGATGGAGCGCCGCTTCAAGCCAACGACATTCTGCAGAACGAAACGCTGCTGCTCGAAAATCACGGCACGTACTATCAGATGGTCACCTACGTGCAGTCGCAATTCCCGGTCGCGCCGCTGCTGCGCGGCTGGCGCGCCGATGCGCAGGGCTATGGCGCTCAAGGCATCCCGAGTTCGGTCGGTGTGACGCTGGCGAATTACCACGTCACCGACAACTCGATGGTGACCTCGACCTTCGATGGTTTCACGATGACAGTCGGCGCTGGTGAAGCCGGCTTGTGGGACCTGATGGCGCAATGGGTCTTCCCGCAGACTGGTGGCGGCGCGAACAATATCTCGACCCTTCTGCTCGTGAACAGCAACAACGTAGCGATGTCGACCGACGAAACACCGGGAGGCACAGCCGCCACCTGTTACGTGGCTTCGACGATCAGGCTCAAGGTTGGCGATAAGGTGACAGTGCAGGCCTACCACCAAGCTGGCATTACGATCACGTCGGAAAACAGCCCCCGCCAATATTTCTCCGGTTATCTGATCTCGCGGTGATCACATGACCATCGTCAACATCATGACCGCGAGCGATGCCGACTTCTATCGCGGCTTCGCCTATCAGGACATCAACGGCGTCGGCATCGATCTGACCGACAGCAAGATGCACATGGGCGTGCGCAAGAACGCTGAGGACGCGATAGAAATCTTTCTGCTGACCACCGAGAATGGCGGCATCACCATCACCGATGCGGTCAACGGGCTGTTCACCGTCTGGATCACGCAAGCGCAGCTGATGGAGCTGCCGCCCGACACCTACGTCCACTCGATGATCCGCGACTTCGGGCCGCTGCATCTGGAGATGTGGTCGGGCACGATCACGCATGAAGCTGGCCCGAGCCGATGACGAGCAACGTCACCATCCTGCCCGAGCCGGATGATGTCACCGTCATCCTGAGTGGTGATCAGGGGCCACCTGGGCCGCAAGGGATTCCGGGTCCGGTTGGACCGGGAGGACCGCAAGGCATACCGGGCGGCATCGGCATAACCGGCCCGCAAGGTCCTGTTGGCCCAAAGGGCGATCCCGGCGATGTTGGCGCTGTCGGGCCTGCAGGTCCGCAAGGCCTTCCGGGCGGCACCTTCCCTGACGCGCCGTCTGACGGCAACACCTATGGCCGCAACAACGCGGCGTGGATGATCGTCTCTGTCGCCGATCTCAGCGTCTTCCTGCGCAAGGCTGGCGATACGATGGCCGGTGCGTTGATCCTAAACGCCGATCCGACTGCCGCGCTCGGTGCAGCGACCAAGGAGTATGTCGATAACAGCATACTCAACACGCTCAGCACGGCTGGTGGCCAGAATATAAGCGGCGGATTCTCGCTGACGCCGAAAAATCTCGGCACGCCTGGCTCTTTCACTCCGAGCCCGCTGCTCGGCAACTACCAGTTCTTCACCAACAACGGTGCGCTGACACTGCACGCGCCAGTCGTCGATTGCGCGATGGACCTGTTGATGACCAACGGCGCGACGGCTGGCGCTGTGACGTTCGCCGGCTTCACTGTCGGCGCGAGCGTCGGAGATGCGCTGACCACGACGAATGGCAACAACTTCATCATCTCGATTCGCCGCATCAACGCCGTCGCGACCTACACGATCAAGGCGCTGCAGTAGTGACGCAGATCGTCCTCCAATCCGGCAGCAGCTGGATTGTCCCGGCCGACTGCTTCTTGATCGACAAGGTCGAGTGCTACGGCGCTGGCGCACCGGGTACGGCAGGCACGCCAAATTTTGGTTCAACAGCGGGCGGCGGCGGTCCCGGTGGCGGCTCCGGTGCCTCCGCTAGAAAGAACAGCGTGCCGGTTACGCCGGGTGCCAGCATGTCGACTTCCATCGGCATCAACAGCACCGCGACGAATTTTGCCAACCTCTGCGTCGCGGCGGCAGCATCCGGGCAGAGCGGCGGCGCTGCAGGTTCTTGCATCGGAGATGCAGCAACGGGCGGCAACCCCGGTGCGGCTGGGCAGGCTGCACCGGGTTCTGGCCCAGGCGGCAACGGCGGCAACGGCGGGACGGCTCCTGCCCCATACGGCGGCGCTGGCGGCGCGGGCGGCGCTGGCGGGATACCATTCAACGTTGGCGGCGCTGGCGGCGGCGGCAATGCCTACGGCGGTGGCGGCGGTGGTGGTGGCGGCGGCGGCAACCAAGCGACTGGTGTAGGCGCTGGTGGCGCACCGGGCCAAGGCGTCATCGTCATCAACTACACGCCGCAACAGCCCTCCAAATCGATCTTCAACATGCCGATGCTCGGAATGTAAAAGAGGGCGCGAATGACCGTGGCCGTCGAAGTCATCACTGTCCCCGAGCAGGGACCACCGGGGCCGCAGGGACCACCGGGTCCGGTTGGACCGGGAGGGCCGCAAGGCATTCCGGGCGGAATGGGGCCGACCGGCGCTCAAGGGCCGAAGGGCGACACCGGCGCTGCATCGACGGTGCCTGGACCGCCCGGTCCAGCTGGTCCGCAGGGCGATACCGGCGCGGACTCGACGGTGCCGGGGCCGCAAGGCCCGCAGGGCGATCAGGGACCGCAAGGACCGAAAGGCGATCCGGGTCCTACAGGCCCAGCAGGCGGTCTGCCTGATGCTCCGTCCGATGGCAAAACCTACGGGCGTCTGAACAGCGCATGGAGCCAAGTGCTGCCGATTGGCGGCGGCACGTTGACGGGCGCGCTGACAGTTCAGGGGCTGATCAAGGCCACGACGCCCGCCATCGCCGACAACTCCACGAACGTCGCGACAACAGCGTTCGTCAACCAAGACAAGTTCATTCCAGCGGCGACCGATCTCAACACAGTCCTCGCTCCCGGCACCTATGCCTGCCAAGACAACACCTGCACCAACGGCCCATCGGCTGGCGGTCAATGGTATCTGCACGTCCAGACCTATGCTGGCGCGCCGAGCTACCTGATGCAGCGCGCCGTCGATCTCACGGCCAACCCTCCCTCGTTGTATGTGCGAACGAGAATCAACAACACTTGGTCCCCTTGGGTTCGTGTTGGCTCACCTCCCGCAGGCCACATCCCCGGCGATCTGACAGGCGGCGCGGCTGCTGCGGGCGAAGTCGGCGAAGTTATCTCCGCGAGCAATAGCAGCGTGGGCTTTTCCAACGGTGTGTCCTTCAACGTCTGCTCGATCCCGCTGACACCCGGAGATTGGGACGTTTCATCGTTCCTCTTGCTGAACGGCACGCCACTGACGATGCAGACGTTCCAATCCGCTGTCTCGAACGCATCGGGCACACTGACCAACACGGCTGGCACCAATTCCTTCGTTGGACCTTTCGTGCAGTATTACAATTGCGGTCTGCCAACTATTCCGACGCAAATCAGAACCGCAGCGAACCTCACACTCTGGCTCGTCGGAAACATCACCTTCAACGCGGGCGGCGGCACGGTCAGCGGCACCCTTCGCGCGAGGCGCATGCGATGATCTCGGACGCGAGGATTTAGAACCGATGCCTTACGTTGCACGCGATCAGTTCGGCTTCATCGGCTGTCTTTTTGGGAACGAGCAGCCCGGCGTTGCCGAAGAGTTCTTGCCTGACGACGACCCCGAAGTGGTGGCGTATCTCAGCCCAAAGCCGCAGCCCGAGAGTGTCGTGCTGTACGATCACGAGAATCGTATCCGCGCGCAGGAGGGCCTGCCGCCGCTGACACCTGAGGAGTTCGTGATGTCGATCAACCAGCGCGCGACCAAGAGTCGTTGAGCCGACACTTCCTCCCTGACTACACGGCCCCGCAGATCGCGGGGCCTATTTTTTTTGTGCAGAACTCAATAGGCGAATTGTGACACCAGCCGAGCACACGCTCGAAAAAAAATGCCTGCCTCAAAAGCTGAAACAGGCAAAGTTTTCCGTCCACCAAACAATGGGCCAGCGTGTGACCGCACTCCCATCGCCGAAAGTATAACAGCGAAATTGCCGTTGCTATACAACCGCCACTATTCGACCTAAGGTGGTGCCACCTTGGTCGGATCGTTGTTGCCAAGGCAACGAGCACCGTCCTCGGCCACCAAAAGTGCTGTGTGACGAAGGGCGAGGAAATCTTAGCGCGGCAAATCAAGCCGAAGTCGAAAACCGACCCCGCAAAAAATCGCACATCGCTGAACCTTCACTCGCACCACGAGGGACATGCGATGCCCAAAACTTTTCCCATCAATATCGAAGTCGAAGAGATTGCGCTCGGCGCAGTGCTGCGCAAGCTCAATGAAATGCCTGGAATAGTGAAGATCGATCTTAACCTCGGCCATGGCGGCCAAGGCGCAGACCGCAGGCGGCTGGAGCAGCACGCTGCCGAAGCGAGAGTCCAGAACGGCAGCAGAGAGCCGATTGCGCTCAAGATGCTGATGCAAGGACCGAAACACATCCGCGAAATCAGCGCAGCTCTTGGTGGCGCGAAGTCGCGCGCCTATGGCCTGATGAACTCACTTAGTAAGAAGGGGCTGACGAGATCAGTCGGCAAAGGCATGCACGAGCTGACCAAGAGGGCGGCGGCACAGCTTGGGCACGCGATGAAAGCAGTGCCAGCGCTGCCTGCGCCAGCACCACAGGTAAAGCACGGTCCTGCCGGCCGCGCGACACCCGGTTCGGGGCCGATCATCTTGCGCGCCGTGCTCGATGCAGGCCCGACGCATCCGTCCGATCTGCGCAAGCAGCTGGCTGACCGTGGCATGTCAACAAAGAGCATCTCCGGCGTGCTGGATCGCGGCAAGAAGCACGGAATCATCAAGAAGAACGGCTCGGACCTGTACGAGCTGACGACCAAGGGGATGAAGATCGAGCTGGGAGCGCAACACAATGGCTAGAGGGTTCATCAGAACGTATCGGACCTATAGCTACATCGACAAGAACCCGGTGATCGACAAGGTGAGGACGCTGGTTCAGGACGAAGGCCTGATGAAAGACCTCTCCGCTATGCACGAGATCAGCGGCGTCGCTACGGCAACGCTGCGCAACTGGTTCTTCGGCGATACCCGCAACCCGCAGCACAGCACAGTCGCCG